TACAGCCCGGGGTGGGAGCACGACTGCATCGCGGACACGCAGAAGCGGGCGGAGTACCTGCACGGGCGGGTCCACTTCACGCACGAGCGGTGGCCTCGGGAGGTCCGGTCGCCGACCATCAGCGCGGCAGAGCGGAAGCAGCTCACGTTCAAGGGCGTGGGCGGGTCGATGCAGGTGCTGTCGGCAGAGCGGGACAGCGTGGGCATCGGGTTGAGCCCGGACTCGCTGCACGGGTCGGAGGTGCCGTTCTGGAGCGACGCGGGCAAGGTGTGGACGGAGTTGTCGCCGTCGATCCGCAACCGGAAGAACAGCCTCGTGGTCATGGAGAGCACCCCGGCGCCGGAAGGGACGCCTTCGGTCGAGTTCTGGCGGGACCTGTGCGACACGGCTCGGCGCGGGCAGGGGCGCTGGGTGTATGCGTTCTTCCCGTTTTGGGATGGGAAACTGAACCGGCGGACGTGGAAGCCGGAGGACCGTCCAGACCTTGAGGAACTGCGGCTGCTCGAGAAGTACGGGGCCGCGGGGCTGACGCTGGACGGGCTGGCGTTTCGTCGGTTCACGATGTCGGACGACCGGGAAGTGCGGCGCAACCCGGAGTTGTTCGGGGTCTGGTATCCGTTTGACGACTTGTCGTGCTGGGCAGGCGTGGTGTCCGGGGCGATTCCGAAGCACGCGCTCGAGCGGCACCACCACGAGGCGGACGTGGAATGGCGCGGCCCGCTGATGAAGTACGAGCCCTACGAGCCGCACCGGGCGTATGTCATGGGGGTGGACCCGACGGGGTACACGGGTCGCGACCATGCGTCGATCCAGTTGCTGGGCGGGGACTCGGACGGGTGGAAGCAGGCAGCGTGCTACGCCTCGGCGGCGACGACCCCGGAGATGCTGGCGGACATCGTCTGCAAGTTGGGGGAAGAGTACGGCAAGCCGATGGTGGTGGTGGAGAGCAACGGCGTCGGCCAGGCCCTGTTGGCGTTGCTGTCGCAGCGGGGCTACCCAAACCTGTTCCACGAAGCGAAGGGCCGCCCGGGCAAGGTGTCGACGAGCAAGAGCCAGGCGCAGATGATCGCGTGGCTGACGGATGCGCTGCTGGACGACTTGACGTTGCACGACCGGGACACGGTGCGGCAGTTGGGGTCGTACAAGCAGGACAAGATGGTGGAGACGGACGAGCGGCTGATGGTCATCCGAGGCGGGCGCCCGGGGCGCGGACGTCGAGAGCGGCACCACTGGGACAAGGTGTCGGCGTTGATGATGGCGGTGGCGGGGACGCGGTTCGTTCCGGTGCGGGCGCGGAAGGTTGCGCCGCCTCCGGTGCCAGCAGGGTTGTTTACAGACGGCTGGGGCGAGAAGGCGATAGAGCCGCACGCTCGGGTCCGGGTGGCGAGACATGGTCGTAGACGGTAACTTCTTTCTCTACTTTCGAGGGCTTTCAGATGACAAACGAGCAACGGCAGCGGCTGGTGGAGTGGCACAAGGACCAGGCGCGGACGGAGTGGCCGCGGCAGCAGAAGTTCCGCGCGTGGTACGAGGGCCGGTTCTGGGACCAGGAGCGCCGCAAGGAGCGCGACCTCGGCATGGATGACACGCGCGGGGCGGAGTTTGAAACGCCGTACACGTATGCGTACATCCAGACGATGATCGCCAACATCGTGCCGACGAACCCGCAAGTCACGGTGAAGGCGCTGCGGAAGGGGCGGGAAGACGCGCGCAAGGCCCGCGAGGCGCTGGCAAACGACGTGCTGGTCGATGACAGCGCGCACACGAGCCTGTGGAAGCTCTGCACGCTGGCGGCGCTGGATGGGGCGGGGTTCGTCAAAGCGATGTGGAGCGAGAAGTTGGGGCGTCCCACGTTCCGGGTGCTGTCGAAGCAGCAGGTCTGGTTCGACGAGACGGCGGAGCGGTGGGAGGACGCGCGGTACGTGATCGAGAAGGTGCAGTTGACCCGGGCCGAGTTCGAGGAGCGGTCGCAGCCGCGCAAGAGCCCGCGGGGTCGCCCGAAGCGTCCGCTCTACAACCCGAAGGTGGCGGAGGGCGTGACGTACAACTCGAGCCAGTCGATCGCGGTGGACGGCCCGGACGAGGACCGGTCGCAGCAGATCTTCGAGATGGTCACGGTGTACGAGTTCTACGACTTCACAAGCGACAAGTTCTACCACATGCTGGACGGCAACCCGGAGCCGCTGCTGGAGGCGGAGTTCCCGTACAAGAGGCTGAAGAACCCGTACCGGCAGTTGATGTTCAACGACAACACGCGGAACCTGCGGGGAATCTCGGACATCCAGTTGATCGAGGGCCCGCAGGAGGTCCTGAACAGCCTCAACGCCGAGGAGGTCCGACACGTTCAGGCGGCCATTCCGGTTGTTCTGCTGGACGGGGCGGCGCTTCAGGAGCCGGACCAGTTGGCCCGGCAGTTGGGGAAGGTGCGCTCGTCGGGCGAGGGCATCGTGGTCCAGCGTTCAACGACGGGCGACCGCGTGCCGCTGCGGGAGATTCTGGCGTACACGCCGACGCCGACGCTTACCCCGTCGTGGTCGGCGATGAAGCAGGAGGCCAAGAGCGCCATCAGCTTCACGCTGGCGATCGCCGAGTACCAGCGGGGCGGCGTCGGCAACAGCGACATCGCGACGGAGCTTGCGCTGGCGGACACGAGCATCCGCACGCTGAACGGGCGCCGGCAGACGGCGGTGTACGACGTGGTGCGTTGGATGGGCGAGGGCGTCATTGCGCTGTACGAGCAGTTCTGGCCGATGGACGACGCGGGCGAGCCCGAAGTTGTGGACCTGATGACGGGCGACGAGCCGATGACGTTCCGGAACGAGGACCTGGCGTTCGGGGAGACGTCGCCGGAGTACCGTTTCCGAGCCATCCCGTACTCGGCGGCGGAGAACAGCCGCATCGTGCAGGCGCGGAACATGGTGGACAGCCTGCCCATCATCCAGTGGCTGTCGGCGCTCGGCGTTGTGGACGTGCGCAAGTGGGCGGGGGAGTTCACGGAGGTCTATCGGCTCCCGGACATCCTCACGCCCCCGGGCACGCCGCCTCCGGGCGGTGCGGCACCGCCGACGCCGCCGGGGCCCGCGACCGAGGACACGCTCGCCACGGGCGCGCTGCCGGAGACGACGGACATCAGCCCGGCTGGGCCACGGGTGGTGATCTGATGCGGCTCTACGACCTCTACTGCGCGTGCGGGTGGTCCGAGGACGACGTGCTGCTTCGCCACGCCGAGCGCGCGGCGGCTCGTTGTCCGGAGTGCGAGGGCGAACTGCGGCACCGCATCGGCGTCCCTGCGGTGCTGGGGCTCGCCAAGGTGAAGTCGTTCGGCATGACGTTCGAGAACGAGCGCGCGGCCACGCAGTTCATGGGGCAGGGCGACGTGTTGGAGGGGTCGGAGAAGACTCGGTTCATCGACAACGCGCGGGAGAAGGGCGAGAAGGCGGCTCAGGCGATGGGCTACCGCGACATGGAGCACCGGAGCGAAGACTGCAAGCAGATCACGCGCGACCAGCAGCGCATCGCTCGCGAGGGCCGCAAGCCGTTCGCGATGCCGAAGGTGTGACGAAAAGTCCGTCGTTTGACAAGTTGACACGGCCCCGGGGGTGGTGTAGAGCCTACCCATTCCCGGAGCCTCTTCATGGAAACGCCCGCGCAGGTCATCGCCAAGATCCGGAACGCCCCTGACGACGCCGCGGCGATGGCCGTGCTCAAGGAGTGCGGGTACGAACTGAAGGCGGCCGAGGGCGAGGAAGGCCCGAAGGTCGAAGTCGAGTTCGGGATGGAAACCGACCCGCGGAAGAAGTTCATCAAGGACCGGCTGGAGATGGCCCGTGGAGCCTGATGTCCCGGCCGCGCCGCTTCCGCCTCCGCCTGTCGCCGCGGCTCCCGCTGCTGCGCCGGCGCCGGAACCGGCTGCTGCGCCCGCGTCCTCTTCAGTCGACTGGTCGTCTTGGGATGGCCGGCTGGACTCGTTGCCGGAGACGGAGCGCGACCGGTACAAGCCGATGTACGAGCGGCTGTCGAAGGAAGCCCAAGAGGCCCGCGATACGTTCGACCGCTTCATGCAGGGGCTTGGCGACGACCCCCGGCTCGGCGAAGTCGAGGCGGCCAAGAAGCAACTTGCGGACGAACTCGGCCTTACCAAGAAGGAGGTCGAGCGGCTGATGAACGACCACAAGTCGCTCCAGTCCGAGTACGAGGCGTACCGGGCAGAGCAGGCTGCGGTCGAGTTGGACCGCCTGTTCGCGAAGCACGCAGAGCAGGCGAAGGACCCGAAGTGGGGCGAGTCGCTGCTGGAGGCGCTGAAAGCGGAATGGGACGTCGAGGACGCTGCGCGGTTCGCGTCGCTTCCGGCGGACGTCCAGGACGCTGCGCGAGTGGCGATGAACAAGGGCGCTGACCCGGCGGTGGCGCTCGAGTACGCCGAACTCAAGGCGGCGCAGAGGGCCAAGGCTCCGCGCGTCCAGCCTGAGTCGGTGGAAGTCGTCGCGGGTGCCCACAGTGCTCGCGTCTCTCCTCCCGAGGTCGTGTCGACCAAGGGCCTCAACCGTGGTCAACTCCTGGAGCTCAGGCTCCGGGGGAAAGCCTAAACCTCTCCCTCCGTAGGAGCGCCACATGGCCGACGCCGATCTCTCTCTCATTCTCGAGGACTTGGTCAACAGTCCCGAGGTGGGCTTCGTCACCAACAGCCCGATCCTCTCGCACATCGTCAAGGCGAACAAGATCCGCCCGATGGACGGCTGGGCCGGCGAGTTCCCGCTCACCTACCGCGGTCCGTCCGATCCGATCGCGCTCAACAGCGGGTACGAGACGTACAACTACAACTCGAACAACGTGCTCGCGACCGGCACGTTCCGTCCGGGGCGTCACATCTACCCGTGGGGCATCTCGAACGCGGACTTCGACGTCGCCGGCGGCTCGCGCGACGTGATCGACGTCGTGCAGAAGAAGTCGGAGGCGGCGCTTGCCGACTTCGAGGACCAGATGGGCTACGCCATCGCGTCCGGCGGCGACAGCACCGGGGCCACGCTCCTGACCGGCTGCCCGACGTTCAACGGCGACGCGACCTACACGGCGCGCGGCACGACCTACAACGGCATCCTCGAGGCCATCGCCCCCGCGTCGCAGACGCTGTCGCGGTTCGGCATCTCGTCCTCGACCTACAACGACTCCTGGCACAACCAGTACCAGGCGATCACGAACTGGCCTTCGGACGGCGTCCGGAAGCTGTTCCTGGTCATCCAGGCGTGCAACAAGTTCGGTGGCGCGTCTTCGGGCGCGGTCGACATCGGCTTCGCGGACCCCGTGTCGTTCGCGGCGTTCCTTGAGACGGCGCGCGACGACTTCCGCCTCACGCTCCCGGCCCGCAACGCGCTCAAGGAGTCCACGGCGACGATCCAGAACACCCGCGAGTCGGTGTTCTACGGCAACGTCCAGATCTACTCCGAACCCCACCTGGCGCTCGCGCGGTTCTCGACTGGCTCGTCGGGCAGCGGCCTCATCCAGCTCTTCACCAGCAAGCAGCTCTTCATGGCCTCCCCGCACAAGGTCAACAAGCTGTTCCAGGTCAAGGAGAAGAAGGACATCCCGGGCCAGGACGTGCGCGGGTTCGAGATCATCTCGGACTTCACGATCTACTCGCCGATGCTGACGAAGCACGGCGTCCTCACCAACACCAACACCATGTCCTGAGCGGGGTCCACAATGGCTGACGTCGTCGTTCTTCCGGGCGCGCTCGCCGCGTCCACCGAGCCGGTCCTCGCGCTCGGCACCCTGTTCACCTACGACCATCCGACCTACGGCTGGCAGCAGTACCGCTACATCTACAACGATGAAGCCTCCACCGCGTTCGCGGCCGGCGACGTCGTGGTGCAGGACATCGCGGGCGGCACCAACGCCTACGACGCGCTTCTCCCGGCGGCTGCGGCTGCGGCGGTCAAGGTGCTCGGCATCGTCCAGGCGGCGTGCCCGGCCGGGTCGTACATCGGTGCCCTCATCAACGGCAAGGGCCAGGGACGCGCCGCCGACACCGGCGCCGACCAGAGCGGTGCCACCCTCGTCACGGGCGGCACCACGCCCTCGGGGCTGGACGTCATGGCGGCCGGAGAGGAGATGGAGGTCATTGCCTACGGCCTCCAGAACGCCGCCGCGACGGCTGGCGCGCTGTTCCTCGTGAGCGTCCGCGTTCCCTGATAGAATACCCGCACCGGCGGAGGTGATCGGTGCTCGGTACTCTCAAGGGGATTCGAGACGCAGCGTTCGCTCAGGTCGATTGGGCTCCCACCCAGTCGACCAACGCGAAGAGCCGGCTCAACGAGTTTGTGAATCGGGGCCTCCAAGCCTTTGCTGCGGAGGCCCCGTTTGCGTTTTTCCAGCAGAAGATCATCCTCGCGACCCAGGCCGACTACGTGTCGACCGGGACCGACAAGGTCTACTGGATCGACCCGTGGACGTTCGCGGCGACGGAAGCGTCTCCGGCGTGGGCCGACTGGAGCCCACGCATCGACGCCATGATGATCATGGTCAACATGCCGGACGGGACGGAGCGGCACTTCCGAGTCCGCACCTTCGGGCTGCTGAATGGCGTGTACCTCATCACGACCGAACAGCCGATCGAGCCGAACGCCGACTACTTTGACGGGGGCAGCGCGGTCGAGTTGACGTACCGCATCTACCGCGAGGGCTACTACTTGCCCGCGGAGATGGTGACGATCAACCGCATCCGGCTTCGGAGCGAGTCGTACACGTACACGGACCTCGTGCCGCTGACGCATCCGCAAGAGGGCTACAACCTTGCGTTCACGGGCATCCCGCGGTGGTTCGCCCGCCTGTCGTCGGTGTCGTTGCCGGCGCCACTGACGACGCCAACCGTGGCGACCTCGGGCTCGTGGGGCTCGGCGCTGGAGCGGTCGGGCACGTTCAAGGTCTGCGCGACCATCTGCTGGGGCAAGCGGGACTTCGCGAACACCAAGGCGGGCCCGGTCCAGAACCTGTCTGGCTCGCGGACGACGGTGGCGGACCCGCTGTGGGAATCGCTTCCGAGTCCAGTGTCGGCGGCCATCTCGCCGGGCACGTCGGGCGTGTCGGTGACCATGCCGGACCTGGACTTGATTCAGGGCTTCGGGCTGTCGACGGACGAGCGGTATCAACTCTCGGGCTGGTACTACCGCGTCTACCGGCAGCGCACGGCGATCAGCGGGGCCACCGGCTCGGCGGCGCTCGAGGTCAGCGACCGGTACTACCTGCTGGGCGAGATGGACCACACGGGCTCGTGGACGATGACGTTCAACAGCTCGGACGTGCCCGACTACCAGCGCCCGCTTCGGTACACCGAGCGGTTCCAGTGCATCGGGCTGTACCCCCGCCCGGACCAGCGGTACGAGTTGGAGGTGGAGGGCATCGCCAAGCCGGACATCTTGGTCGACGACAACGACCCGGTGGACGTGCAGGACGGCGTGGCGATGGAGGCGCTGCTGGACCGCATCCGGATGTTCGTGTACGAGATGCAGGGCAACTTCGGCGCCTACGAGATCGTGCGGCTCCGGTACGGGGCCAACATCGCCACGCTTCGCAACCGGTACGGCATGATTCAGCAGTCGCAGGGTTTCCAGCGCGGACGCGCCGACGCCCTCACCTACCGGCGCGAGCAGCCGTTGCGGCGCGTCGTGCCGCCGGGGACCTGACATGGCGGACA